CACGTCCTGCTTGACGCTGATCGTGATGTTGTGCGCCGCGTCTTTGATCGAGAATATGCAGTTAGAGACTTGCGTGTCTGCCGTCTGCTCGATTCTCAGGCTGTCGTACACCAGCACGGCGATGCGGCTGGTGCCTGCGATGGTCATTGCCAGAGCCATACCGTCTCCTTACGCGAACACCCGCGAGATTGCGCGCATTCGGAGCTGCTCTTCGATCCCGTTGGCGATCTCCATGGCCTGCTGTTTTGTGCTGGCCACGTCCACATAAAAGTTCTGGCGGAAGGTGATGCTGACCTTTGGCCCGCTCGTGCCGCCTTCGGTGTACTTGGAGTACCATGATTCCTCGCCCGGCTTGACCCACTCCTGGCGCGTGATAGGCAATGTCGGCTGCTGGACACCGGAGATGCCTTCCGCCTTTTTCCGTGCCACACCCGCGGCTGACTTCTTTGCGATTTCCGATACTGCCTGTTCAGCAGCCTTTCGTGCAATGCCTTCGGCACTCTTGGTGTTTTCGGCGGCGAAACCGGGCAGACCGACCTCTGAGATGCCTTCCAGCGACTTTTTGTTCAGTAGGGCCTTGGTCGCCTCGTGCGGGATGACGTAGGAACCGGCAGGTAAGATCACCGCTTCTGGCCCCGCTTCGCCGACGATGGTTACACCAGCGGCGTAACCGCCGGATTGGCGGCCCAGACCCGGCCCCTCCTGTTTACCACTGTAGGTATATAGCGTGTTGATGTGGATAGTTTTCCCATCGGGCAGATTGCGAACAGATCGCCCAAGTTCGTCAACGTCCTTGACGGTGCCCCGCGCCTTGCCACCCAACTCGCCGATCCTAGTCGCGTATTCGCCCGCGCTGATGTTGCCATTGCGCATGGCATTGGTTGCGCCGGCAATCGCTTCGTTCAGGGCAATGCTTGCAGGCGTGGCGAGACCAGCGTTGAGTTGGATCACCGTCACCCCGATGGCATAGTCATCGGCAGAAATCTTGCCGTCATTGTACGCCTGGGTCAGGTCGTCTATGGCAACTTTCGCCACCTGGGCAGCCGATGCATCCATGAGCGTTTCGTTCAGTCCCAGCAGGGCCAACTTCTCCTCGTTGAGTTTGTCGATCATCAATTGGGTCATTCTGGTAGAAAGTTCCTGAGCCCGGCCCTGGTCGTCAAATGCACTGGCCAGGCCCTCGTAGGCAGGAATCACGTCTTTGATCGCATACGCCTGTGCCAACCTGGCCGCGACCTCCTCATTGGTGATAAAGGTGAGCCCGCCGGTTTTCTCAGTCAGTTCCTCGATCTTGGGAATAGTATCCCGTATGGAATCACGCGCCTCCCAAGTCGCCATCTTGGCATTGCCTAGGGTGCTGACGAAGGTATCCCACCAGGTATACCCGTACTTGACGACGGTAGTCAGTTGGCTGATCGTGTCTGGCAACTTGCGGATGCGATCAGCGAATTGATCTACGCCGCCAACGCCATCCACAAGGCCCAGCATCAGCGCGCCTATGCCGTCCTTGGCATCGTCAACCGCGCTGGTCAACTTTGCCATTTTGGTGCTTGCTAATTCTGAGGTGTCGCCCAAGGTGCCAAGTTGCTTTGACGCTTGCTCCATGACGATTCGCTTGAATGCCTCGTCAACGTCGCCCCCGGCCGCCTTGACCTTCTTGAGTTCATCTTGCACAACTTCAGCCGAGATCCCGAAATCCTTGAGCGCCCGCGTGCTGCGCATGGCCAGCATGTTCGTGAACGTGTCGATGCGTGAGCCCGCGTCCTGCGTCTGATCACCCATACGCACAGCCGCTGCCGCGATTGCCGCCATTTCTGGCGCTGTCTCCGCCAGGCCCAGTTGTAGCAAGCGTGTGGCCCCAGCCATAGCCGTCGTATCAGGGATAGTATTCTCGGTGGCTTGCTGGAATGCCTTGGTATACTCTGCCGCTTTGGATGCGCTGCCGGCAAATTGAGTCAGCCGGAAGTTGAGCGCCTCGTCAGCCGCGGCGGCCTTTATCATCTCCACGGCCATCTGGGGTAACTGCTGCACGAACCGCATGGCAGAGTCACCCACACGTCGTAGTGCCCCCGTGGCCATCTCATCCAGCGCACCACCCAACCCCTTGATCGGTGCTGATGCATTGTCCTTTGCTGTGAGCTCAATTCCCAGTCGTTTGTCCGGCATCCTCTTCCTCAGCCTCTAGCGTGAGCAGTTCGCCGACCAGTTGTTGCCCCGCCCCCGATACGGTTTCCGGGTGTTCTACAAAAGCCTCCATCAGCGCCTTGAGGTTGCCCGCCTCGGCGTTGCGCAACACGCGCCCGGCATCCTCTCGATCCAACTGTGACGGCAGGCAGTGGTACCGCTGACACAGCGCATCCTCTAGCACTTCCCACGGTGTACCCACACCCTCTTCGCCATAGGCCGCATGGACTATGGCGAGCCTGGAGGGTTTGGGAGGTTTCTCTGCCAGCAGTTGGCCCTCAGCCACTCACGCTCGTAGTCGCCCAAGTCCCATAGACAGTCCACATACCCCGGTTCGCCCGGCTTGGGTAGCGGTTGCCCGTCGTCGCCTGTCCATGACCAGTCGATGATCTGGCGTTTCAGCAGGCCGATGACCAGCGGGCAATACTCCGAGTTGGGCATATCCGGCGCGATCCGTATCATGCGCCATGGAACGTCGCGCCGGAACTTGACCCACTCGCCCGCGTGCGGGTGATGCTCTACGCCCTCGTCGTCCTTGATCACCAGGTCATCACACTGGACGATGAATGTCGGGATGAACTTGTCAGCCATACTATGATCCCGCAAACCCAGTCGCGGCCAGGGCTCCGTCACCGACAAAGCTGGCCGTTTGACTGACAACCGATGTCATGCTGGCTTCGGACGTGAACGAAAAGATAGCGTTGCCAGAGTAGTAGGTGCCCGCCATGGCTGAGTTGGGATACAGGAGCAGAGCATACGTGATCGCCCCAATCGCCGCATTCTGCAACACCTTGGCCCCCATATCGTTCCATGCCGTGATACTGCCTGACCACGACTTGAGTCCGATGTAGGATGACTGCCAGGTATCGCCATGTGCAGCAGCCTGCGCCGACTCGGTTGCAATGTTGATGCTCCAGGCGTTGGAGTAGCCGACAGCAACACCGCCGACGTAGATCAACCCGTTTTTACCGTGTGACTTTGAACTTGCCATGTGTCATACCCTCCGCTTAACTGAACCCTGTCGCGGCCAACGTGCCATCACCCACGAACGAAACGCTTTGCCCAACGACGGCCGTCATGCTGGCCTCAGATGCGAATGAGAAGATCGCATTGCCAGAGTAGTAGGTGGTCAGCGTTCCCCGCGCTGGGTAGATGAGCAGGGCGTAGGTGATCGCGCCGATGGCTACGCTTTGCAGTATCTTCGCGCCCATGTCATTCCAGGCGGTGATGCTGCCTGACCATGACTTGATGCCCACATAGGCCCCTTGCCAGGTATCGCCGTGCGAGGCTGCTTGTGCTGATTCACTGGCACTTGCGATACTCCAGGCGTTGGCATACGGGATAACCGTACCTCCGACGTAGATCAGTCCATTCGCCCCGTGTGATTTTGAGCTAGCCATGCTGTAGTACCTCCTGAATTGCGGGCATCATGATGCCCTTGCATCTCTGCTCGAAGGAGCAGAGTTGAACCCGCCTATAGCTTGCCTCGGCCATCTCCTGGCGCTCGGCTTCATGCGTCAGGTAGTAGGCCGTCTTGCGCCTCAGATCCGCCGCGTCGCTGTAGGTCGCCACGCTGTCCCCGAACACCTCGCCCAACTCTGGCCGACTATCATCGCTCAGTTGAAACGCACCGCACGCCGCGATCTCGAATGCACGAGGCCCCAACGACCACCCCTGGACGTGCGTCTCCTTCATGGTCTCCATGTCCATTTCGCGCAGAGTCCGGTTGTGGTTGAGCGCGATCCGAGTGCCACAGTACAGGTCGGCCAGGACGCTGTTGTCCACCAGGGCATTGGAGTTGCGCCCAGTCATCATGGCGATCCCGTTCATCAGAAAGCGCCACTCTGGGTGCCATCGCCGAATCCATTGCTTGAACCCGTTCAGCAGGCGCGCCCTTTCCGGCCACATCGTGCCGCAGAACACCACGTCACTCGTAAGCTCCTGCGGCACCTCGTGCGGGTAGTGGTTGGCCG